CACAAAGGCAAGAGCCAAGTGGTACTAACTATATATATTATGGACAATAAAAAAAATAAAAAATGGCAATAGAAAACGTACAACAACTATTAACAGAACAATTAGGCAAAAATGGTAGCACTAAAGTTATTACATCATCTGATGGTGCTGTAACTGGTGATTATTACTGTGCTTATTTTCCAGTAGAAACTGTGGTGCAAACATTGGTAGCTGCTGATGCAACTGGAGAAAGTGCATTACAAACTACAATACCAGCAGGGGTGACTATCTTTATGAATATCACTACCCTGAAACTAACTAGTGGTGTAGCTATATTGTATCACGAAGGACCGACAACATAAAAATGAACTCACTTAAATTAGGACTTAGTTTAGTATCTGACACTAGGGTTGCTAGTGGGTTTGATAATAAATACTCATTAACTTATGATGGTGTTGATGATTATTTGAGTTTACCTGAGGATAATCCAGCTTTAACCCCTTTTGCATTAGAAGGTAGTTCAGGGTGGTCTTTTAGTATATGGATTAAAACAGGAACAAGCAAAAAGATATTTTCTAAAAATATTAGTGGAAATGCAGAGTATGATTTTTTTGTTAGGTATAATGGTCATCCAAAATTAGTCCTATATGATAATACCAATGGCGGGAATATAGGTTACAATATGGACTACAATATTGCAGATGGTAATTGGCATCACATTGTGTTTAGTTGGAATGGAGAAATAGAATCAGGTTTTCAATCTTATTTTGATGGTAGTGTTAAAAGTGGTACTGAAACTGCATCAGGAGCTTTTGAAATAATAGAGCAAACTCCTGCTGAATTTAGAATGGCTTATGGTGGTGGCTCTTATAGTGCTATTATACAAGATGAATTTTCTGTATTTAAAAAAGTGTTACATCCTACTGAGGTGGCAACCTTATACAACTCAGGTGTACCAACTGATGTTACAGAGATAAGTAATTGTACAGGCTGGTGGCGTAATGGTGATCCAACAGGAACAGGTGCTTACCCTACAATTACTGAACAAGTTGATGGTAATTATGATGGAACAATGACTAATATGGCTTCTAATGATATAATAACAGATGTACCATAATAAAAGATAACAAAATGATATATGTAATATATGAAATGGTAAATGTAGACACAATAGATTTCTCACAAGTTTATCAAACAAGTGTTGATACATTACGACTTTCTGTAAATGGAGAGAAAACAATATTAAAATTCACAGGTGAAACACCAGATTTTTTAGTTGGTTTGCAACAATACACACATTCTGAGATGTTAGAAATAGTACAAAAACCTGAATGGAACCCTGAAAATTAAACTATGAAAGACAATATTATAAACATAAATCTAGAAACTAGCACAGCACCTGTTGTGCAAGAAGTGAGGGGTAAAGAATGGATTGAGTATGGAACAGATGATTGGAAAAATCTATACCCACAGTTCTTAATAGACCTGTATTATTCTAGTAGTATTTCTGCTGCTATTATTAACGCTACTGCTGAGATGATTGCAGGGGAAAATCTTATAATAGAGGATGAGGATGATAGAGATACTGAAGCTAGAATTAAGCTACAAAACTTTATGAATAGGGCTAATGGCAACGAAAGCCTACACGAAGTTTTAAAGAAAGTGGCTTTTGACTTTAAATTACAGGGGGCATTTGCTATTAACGTGGTGTGGTCAAAGGACAGAACCCAAATCGCTGAAATCTATCACGTAGGAGTAGAGAAAATTAGATGTGCTAGGCCTGATGAATTTGGGAAAACTAAAGGTTACTACATTAGTTCGGATTGGGGTAACACCAGAATAAACAAGCCTAAATACGTTCCTGCCTTCAACACAAATGATAGAACATCTGCAAATCAAATTATGTACGCTGGTTTGTATAGCCCTAATATGAACTCGTATTACACTCCTGACTACGTTAGTTGTAACAACTGGGCGTTGATTGATTCTAGGGTTTCTGAGTTCCACCTTAACAATATTTCAGCAGGTTTCTCTGGTTCATTTATGGTCAATTTTGCTAATGGCATACCAACGCAAGAGGAAAGGTTACAGATAGAACAAAGTCTAACAGATAAATTTACCTCACAGAACAACGCTGGTAAGTTTGTTTTGACTTTCTCAGATGATAACACTAGAACCCCACAAATACAAGCTATAAGCCCTAGTGATTTAGACAAGCAGTATATTGCTTTACAAGAGCTACTAACCCAGAATATTCTTTCAGGGCATAGGGTTACATCTCCAATGCTTATGGGTATCAAGAATGAAACAGGACTTGGCTCAAATGTAGATGAATTAAACTCGGCAGCAAATTTTTACTTAAATTCCGTTGTTAAGCCTTTTCAAGACCAGATAGTAAAACAACTTAGAAAGATATTTCAAGTTAACAATATGGATATGCCTGTTAACTTTGTACAATTAAAACCTATCACTTTAGATTTTACATCTCAAGACCTGAAGGCGGTAATGACAGAGGATGAAATCAGAAATGAACTTGGTCTTGAACCTTTAGATATAGAAGTTAGAGAGGATCTAAGCGAAGTAGGAACGGTAGATGGGCAGCCTGTTTTCAGCACCATAGCTGAAGCTGAAGCCCACGCAAAGAAATTAGGGTGTGAGGGGTACCACGAACACGAATATGAAGGGAGAACTGTTTATATGGCCTGTAAAGACCATTCTGAAGCCACTGAATTAAGTAAATGTTCTTGCGACAAGAAAAAAACAAAATGTGATTGCCAAAAACACAACCTAAGTAAAGCTGAAAAAACTGAATTAGACAAATTTATAGCAGAATTTGGAGAGGATGTTTCTGATGAATGGGAACTTATAGATGATGAAGTTGTTGATGGTGAACACCAAGATTTTGACTTTGAAACAGAACTTAACAAAATAGCTAATGAAAAGGTGGAGTTAGCTAAACCAATAACAGCTAGACCTAATGCTAAAAGTGAGCAAGATGGTGTTAACAAATCTTTTAATGATTATTACAAAGTAAGGTATGTTTATGCTACTGATAACTTTTTAGTTAACAAATCTGGCACTAGCAGAAAGTTTTGCGAGTTAATGGTGGGTGCTAATAAGGTTTACAGAAAAGAGGATGTCGTAAACGCTAATAGCCAGAACCTTAATCCAGGTTTTGGGCATCCTGAATACGCATATTTAGATGGTGAGAAAGGAACATACAATTTGTTTCTCTACAAAGGGGGACCACAATGTAGGCATTTTTGGTTGCGTAGAATCTACAAGACATCACTAAGAAATGCTAAACAACCTATACAGGATGCTGAAGTGATTAGTTATACTAAAGCGTTGTCAGAAGGTTTTACAATAAAAAGAAACGACAAGCTAGTGGCAATAGCACCACAAAGAATGAAAAATAACGGATATTACAATTAATTATGGCATACGTATTATTTATATCAGAACAAAAGCTCAAAGACAGCACAGCAATAAATATGAATGTGGATGTTGACTTGCTTCTACCATTTGTGAAAGAAGCGCAAAAGCTGTATGTTGAAACTATATTAGGTACTGAGTTAACCCAAAAGCTTAAAGATTTAATTACTGCTGGAACTATTGGTAATGTGGCTAACGCTGCTTACAAAACTTTGTTAGATGATTATATAGGTGATATGCTTCCTGGATATTCTCTTTATCACGCTTTACCTTATTTACGGTTTAAAGTAGAAAATGGGAACATATACTCAAAGACCAGCGAAACTGGTACTGCTCTTAGTACAGAGGAAGCACAGCACTTTAGAGAGGAAGTTTTAAATACAGCTTCTTATTACAGGGAAAGGGCAATAGATTACATAAGAAACAACATAACTAGCTTTCCTGAATACTCAACTAATTCTGGTGCAGATGTCAGCCCAACAACTGACAACTACTATGCAGGAATGAATCTAGAAAGACCACAGCAAGGGAACAAATTAACTTTGAGAGATTTCTTAACACCTGACTTGACATAATGAAAAAGTATTACAAAACAAAACCAACTAACATAACAAAGCTCAAGTCCTACTTGGAAACTAAGCAAAAATCAAATAAAAATGACAGATCTAAAAGACACAATACAAGTAGGAATAGCTAACGGATCGGCTATTGGTTTTAGTATTACGGATTGCAACGAATACTTGACCCTAGTTTCACTTATACTTGCTATAAGTTTTACTGTTTATAAATTTGTTAAATTTGAAAAAGATGCCTAAGAAACGTAAGCTAAACAGCAACAATCCTAAGTATAACAAAAACAATAAGGATGATATTAAAATGCGTAAAGAATTTGTTAGAGAAGTTAAGGGCTGCAAAATCTATAAATCATACTTTATCTAGTTTGAGCCAAGCCAACCTACTTATTATTAGAAAGACATTTACTGATGAGTCTACTATTGGTGAGTTGTTTTTAAATGGTGAAAAGATGTGCGATACATTAGAGCTGCCTTATAGAGATAATCAAAGGAGAATATCTTGCATACCAGCAGGAGAATATAAAGCAAGATTAAGATACCCAAGAGAAAGTGGAAGTAGAGATTACTTACACATATTAGTAAAAGACGTACCAAATAGAGATTATATCCTTTTTCATAGGGGTAATACAGCTAAAGATTCAAGGGGCTGCATCCTAGTAGGATTAAAAAGCCAACAAGATATTGTTTATAACTCCACTTTAGCATTAGATTTATTACTAAAAGAAATCATAAATTTGGGAGTCACAGAAATGAATTTAATAATCAAAAATAAATAATATGAAATTTTTAGAGAAATACCTTATCGGTCAAATGTTTAAATCAAAAAAATTCTGGTACGCAGTAAGTTCTATCGTTGTGCCTGCGATTGTAAAGTTTTTAGGCGTTGATGTAGAAACAGCTCAGAACTTATACTACGCACTACTAACTTTAGTTGTAGGTCAAGGAATAGCAGACATTGCAAAAAAATAATAGATACAGATTAAAGCCACACGAAATAGTGGCACTACAAAAAATGCGAGAAGCCGACACTAGAAACATTCTAGTTGTCGGTGATTTGCACGAACCCTTTTGTTTAGAGGGCTACTTAGATTTTTGCTTAGAGCAATACGAAACTTATAACTGCAATCAAGTAATATTTATAGGAGATATACTAGATAATCACGCATTTTCTTACCACGAGCCTGATCCTGATGGAATGTCAGCAGGTTATGAATTAAAAAAAACCATAGAGAAAGTAGCCGAATGGTACAAAGCGTTTCCTGTTGCTGATGTTTGCATTGGCAATCACGATAGAATGGCTTCAAGGAAAGCTATGACAGGTGGCATACCTGCAGCTTGGATAAGATCATACAACGAGGTTTTAAATACACCTAATTGGAACTGGGTAGAATCAATAGTGTATGATGATGTTTTGTATGAGCACGGAGAAGGTGGGCAAGCACAAACCAAAGCCAAAAACAACCTAATGTCAAGCGTGTGTGGGCATACACATACAGAAGCATATTGTCGCTGGTATGTCGGCAAAAGATATAGGGTGTTTGGAATGCAAGTTGGCTGTGGAGTAAACGCTAATACATACGCAGCAGCTTATGCTAAAAACTTTAAACGACAAGCTATTGGCTGTTCTGTTGTCTTAAACAACGGAACTTTACCCATCAATCTTTTAATGCCATTGTAATGAAAGATAACATCTCTTGGCAGTTGTATGCTTTCTATATGCTTATAATAATTTTAGTTTTAGCCCTTAATATATAACCCCTTACCCCCTTATGTTTGTTCTGTGTTCATAATTTTGTTCATAACTTTGTTGGTTATTTTGTTGGTAATGTTAAAAATAATTTGTTTATTTGTGCCATATTAATCATTTAAAAAAACTAAAATGAAAAAATTATCAATTACAGAATGCAGAAAATTCTTAAAAGATAAAAAGAATATGCAATTTCAAAATCTTTATAGAATGATAAAAAAGTATGTAGAAAAATATGACAATTATGAAAGTCAATATATGATACAAACTTCAAATGCTTATCAAAAAAACTTAGAAGCAAAGAAATTAAAATCATACAACTATAATATAGATGAAGTTGTTAAGATCATTAATAGAATTTAATCAATTTTTAACTAAAAAAAGAATTATGAAATTTACAAGTAAAAAAACAGGAAAATCTTTTGTTTTAACTAGCAAATCAGCTGCTGACTTTTTGTATGCTAAAAATGCAAAGGGAGAATTTATTAACTTATTAGAGGACTACTATATAGATCAACAAGATGATGTTAGTCAAGTTAAGTTTTTCTTAGGATGTGTTGGTATGACTTTATTAGCTATTGGATCAATCTTATTACACTTACAATGGAACTACTAACATACGATTGGATAACTAAAATAGAATCACGCACAAAGTGTCAAACTATTTATTTTTATCCAAACATAAACCCAGCAGGTTCAGCACTTGTTAAGATTTTAGACCCTATAACTAACACTTACTTTACTGATTTAAAACAAGTAAGCACAGCAATAAGAATCTATGGAACACAAGAACAAATAGATAAAGCTCTTGATGATTATTGTTTAATGTATAATCTTAATGTTGATGAAGCATATGATTATAAGCCAGAAGCTGAGAGTTCTCGCTTTTACTGCAAGGATGAAAATGATGAAATTAAAAAAGCATTAACAAGGTATACAAACATATACTTAAAAAAGAATGAAATATTTTCGTTATTTAATTTTCACAAAGGAAATGAGCTTAATAGAAATAGAGCAATAATAATAAATTTAATATAATCTAAAATTTAAAAAAATGACAGCAAAAGAATTAACAAGAGAACAATACCACAAAGGACTTATAGGAAAAGTGCCTAAAAAATTTCACAAAGAAATGTTAGCAGAATTTGACAAATCTAAAGAACAAAATGAAGGTTTTGAGGATAAATATAGAATACACAAAGCAATGAACAATCTAAATACATTCCAATGTTGTGAGGGTGAATTGTATTTAAGAGGTACAGATGAGTATGGCAAAGATTTTCAAATAGTATTTGATGCTTACGACTTTTTAAATTGGATTGACTCAGATCAAATAGAATATATAAAAGAACAACTAATTAAACACATAAAAACAAAATGAAACTAAAAACTATAAACATACACGGAAAGAACTATGTAGAAGTAAATGAAAGAATCAAATACTTTAGAGAAAACTATAAAGGATGGAGTTTGATTTCTGAATTAATTGACTTAACAGAAAATAGATGTGTCATAAAAGCATCTATAACAGATGAAAAAGACAAGGTTATAGCAACTGGTATTGCCTACGAAGTTATGGGCAGCTCTTATATAAACAAGACCTCTTTTATAGAAAACTGCGAGACATCAGCTTGGGGTAGAGCTTTAGGTAATTTAGGAATTGGAATAGACACCTCTATTGCTAGTGCCTTTGAAGTTAATAACGCAATAATACAACAAGAAACAAAACCAAAAACAAAAGAAAAACTAAATGACAGCAAGTATCAAGCTATGATTGTTGCTCTTGGTAATGGTAAGGTTGATGTTGTAAAAGAAAGGATGAATAACTATAAACTAACTAAAAAGCAAAAAGAAAACCTTAACAAATTGATCAAAGAAAATATCAAAGAAATTAATGAAGCTGGTAAAAGTGAAATAAAAGAAAAGAAACTGGCTGTGATCAATGAAACTATTGAGGGCTTAGGAAACACTATACTTGACTACCACCAAGATGATATTATGGATAATAGCTTTTTAAATAATAATATAAATAAATAATTATGGCAATACCTTTAAATAGTGTTAATAAACCAGAAACAGAAGCAGAAGCTAAAATTAATACTTTAAGACAAGAAAATGAAAGGCTAAGGGATTATAATACTCAATTAAAATTAGACCTTATAGAGATAAAAAAAACAATTAACCAAATATTAACAATACTAAATAAATAAAAAAACTATGAGACAATACCCAATATGGAATAAAGTAACTGCTTGTATCTACAACTCAATAAAGAGTTTTGGGGTTAAAGATACTGGCGAAATAGAAGTGTTAATAGGAAGTAGTGCAAAGAACTCACATCCTTTTTTAACTACGCTAATTACACAAAAGAACAAAGAAACTAAATTTGGATACTGCAAAGTATTCACATACTCAGTAGATGATGTTGTTATTAAGAAAGCATACTTTGACCTAGATGCGAAAGGTAATGCTAATGAGTTGTTAAAGATTGAAACAAAGTTGGATAAAATCAAATGATGTAGGTTAGGGGAAAGCCCTTCCTTTTTTATTAACTAAATAAATAAATAAAAATGAAAAGATATAAAATAAAAAATTTAAAACTAGAGCCTAACTTTAAAGGTGTTAATGATTTAAAAATAGTAAAAAAATTTGTTAAAAATGATGTTCAAAAGTGTAAAGTAGAGGACATCAAAGGGTACGAGTATATAGTTATATTTGGCAACTTAGAACAAATAAAAACAAAGTCAAACAAAAAAATTAAAAAATAATGGAAATCAAAGGAACGTTAGTTAAAAAACTACAAACTGAATCAGGAACATCTAAATCAGGCAAATCTTGGAAAAAACAAATGTGTATAATAGACACTGAAACAGATTATAAAAATCAAGTTGCAATCACTTTTTTTGGAGATAAAATATCTTTATTAGACAATGTTAATGAAGGCGACAATGTGATAGTAGGCTGTAATGTTTATTCAAGAGAATACAATGGTAGGTTCTTTCACAATATAGATGGGTGGAAAATATCTAGTGGTACAACTGATGATACACCATTCTAATATGACACACGAATTAAACTTTAAATCAATATGCAATCTTGCTACTAAAGTAATGGGGTTGCCTAAAGATGCTTTAGCCAAAAAAACTAGGAAAAGAAACATACAAGCAGTACGATCTATTGCAGGTTATATAGGGCTTACTGAGGA